CATTCGAGGCATTCAACTTCAACCTCGTAAAAATGTTGTTTCCGGTGCGCTGCATTACTCTTGGGCCAAACAACCTAGACGCGCAACGGTCACTCATGAACCTTGCCGCCAAAGTTATTGGCGCTAAAGTTGGTGTTCAGGACGGCCGCCCAACTATCGCCATTATTGGCGGTGCTGAGTATCCGGCCTACGACTTGACCATAGCCATGCAAGCCCAAACCGGTTAGGAAAATATGTACGTAGTAAACAGTCCCAGAGTCGGCGTAGTCGGCGAACCTTTTAACCCAGACGGCCACGACGTCGCCTACCTTTTGGCTGGCGGTTTCATTGTCGAGAAATCACACACCAAGCCCGCAAAATCTGCTAAAACAGAAGCAGAAGAAACACCCGAGGAGTAAACCCCATGGCAACTAGTACCTATCTCTCAAACCCAGACGTGCTTATTGGCGCGGTTAACGTGTCAGACCAGTGCACAAGCGTGACATTGAACTACACGGTAGAAGCACTCGAAAGCACCGCATTTGGTGGCACTGCTCGCGTTTACACCGCTGGCCTACAGTCCAACGAACTTACGTTAACAATGTATGCGAGCTACGCAGCAAGCGAGTCGTACGCAACTCTGAGCACTCTTGTTGGTACACAAATCGCAACTATCATTGTTTCGCCAGCTGCACCATCAACACCCGGTACGTACTCGGCCACAAACCCCGGCTTCACTATCTCGGGCGGATATCTCGAAACGCTGCCAGTTATGAACGCGTCAATGGGCGAACTTGCCACCATGGATATTGTTATCCGCGGCGGCACCTACACCGTAGACGTATCTTAAAAACAAACAACCTGAAAGGTAGCCCGACATGCAATTACGGCTAAAAGTACAACGACAAAACGAAGACGCCTACGAGGTAACCACTAACCTCGCCGTCATTGTCGCATGGGAAAGGCGCTTTAAGCGTCGCGCCAGTGACCTAGGCTCGGGCGTTGGCATGGAAGACTTAGCCTTCATGGCTTACGAGGCCAGCCAACGCTCCGGCATTATTGTGCCCGCATCGCTTGACGCGTTTATAAACACTATTGAGAACCTAGAAGTAGTAGACAGCGAGCCGGCAACTTTTACCGTGCCGGAACTATCCGGCGACAGTTAGCAGAGCTTCTATTACACACGGGCTGGTGGCCCCCAAGTGTAGACTTTGAGTTACCAGACTTAGCCACCGTGATAGATGTACTTGAAAGGCAGCGTAAACAAAATGCCCGCTAGCGCGTCTTACAAGGTTTACGGTATCCAAGAGGCCTTGGCAGAGATAAACAAAGTTGACCGCGTTTTACGCCGGCAGATTACTAAAGACATTCAGTCTGGCGCTGGCACCAAACTTGTGACGGCGGCCCGCTCGTTTATCCCGACGGCTAGCCCGCTTTCGCGCATGGTTAATGGCAACATGATTAAAGGCCGCGACGGCACGGGCTGGTCACGCACCCGTGTTCTCGCTGGCATACGCACCGTGGTTGGCAAACGTGGCCAGCGTGCCCGCACTGTAAAGTTCTCTAACGGCCGTACAGCCGATTTTAAGGCGACGCAATACCAGTTGCTTGTACTACAGCAGCGAGACGCCGCGGGCGCTATCTGGGACCATGCAGGCATACGTAACGGCGGCCAGTTCGTAACCAACCTTATTGCTGAAGGCGAGCACGTTGGCCCCGCAGCTGCGCCCCGCGCATTGCAACCAGCTGCCGAAAGCGTGTTACCCGCCGTCGAAGCTGAAGTAGACAAGATAGTTGAGCGCGTTATGACTATTGTTAACCGTAACCTTGTAACGACTAGGACGCGCTAACCATGGCTATCAACATTCCGATTATTTCGTCTCTCAACACGAAAGGTTTTGACGCCGCCAAAAAAGAGTTTGCCAGTCTGCAAGGTTTCGGCGCCAAAAGCGGTTTTCTGCTACAAAAAGCAATGCTTCCCGCCGCCGGCGCTGTCACCGCATTGGCTGGCGGTTTGGGTATGGCCGCCAAGGCAGCGGCAGAAGACGAGAAAAGCGCAAACCTTTTAGCCCAACAACTTAAACGTACGCTTGGCGCTAACGATGAAGTAACGGCCAGCATGGCTCGGTTCGTAGACCAAACGCAATTAGCCACAAACGTGACCGACGACGAACTTAGGCCGGCTTTGTCGGGTTTGGTGAGGTTCACGAAAGACGCTCAAAAAGCCCAAGACCTTTTAACTTTAAGTGTCGACACAGCAATAGCAACGGGTAAGGATTTAACCGCTGTGAGCACCGCTATTGGGCGTGCGTACGACGGCAATTTTACGAGCTTGAAGAAGTTAGGTATTCCGCTCGACGACAACATAATTAAAACAAAAGATTTTGCGGCAGCACAAAAAGCGTTAACCGACCAATTTGGTGGTGCGGCAGCTGCAAACATGAACACTTTTGAAGGCCGCTTAAAGAACGTCAAAATACGTTTTGACGAGTTTGTAGAAACTATTGGCTACAAAGTCTTGCCCATTGTTGACTCACTATTACGTAATGTCACAAAACTTGTGGACATTTACGGCCAAAAAGGTTTAGGCGGCGTACTCGACACTATCAAACAAAAGTTTTTAGACACCCGTAACGCGGCCGACGGCACCGTAAGCAGCAACGGCAAGTTGTATAACGCGGCGGTCAAAGTACGCAACGGCTTTACCTACATGTTTAACGCGGCGCGCCAGTTGTCAAACGATTTAGTAAGCACAGAGTTCCGCATTACAGAACTAAAAAAGGCTGTAGGCACCGACTTTACAAAGCAGTTGGATTTCAGCGTTAACTCGATGAAAGAAATGGCCAAGGCACTAAACCTTGTGTCGGTCATGGGGCCAGTAGCTTCACGTAACCTAAGCGAGTTCCGCAAATATGCGCTAGACATGGCACCAGTCCTAGCCCAAGAGCGCCTCGACAAACTCGCCGCAGCTGAAGAAGCCGCCGGGAAAGCCGCCACCGCTGCCGGCATTGCAAACGATAAAGCCAAAGAAAAAGCGGCAGCGCATACCGCGAAACTTAAACGGCAAGCAGAGGCAGCAAAAGAGGCAGCGAAAGCACTAGCCGAAGATTACGCCCGCGCATTGGAAGACGCAGCACAGCTTGTAAAAGATAAGTTTGCGCCCGCGCTTATGCGCGCCAATGAGCAACTGACCAAGGCAACCGACACTTACAACAACTTCTATGACGCAACCCGAGATGTGGTTCGCGGCATATTCAACGTGGGCGAAGCATGGACGACCGCAGCCGACAGCGAAGGCGCAAAAACATTCTTTGGTGTACTCGATGAGCAAGCCGCCAAGGCTGGGAAACTTGCAACCGGCATAGAAAAACTTATTGCAGCAGGTTTGGACGACCCCGCGCTATTGCAGTCAATCCTTGACGCTGGCGCGGACGTAGGCTTAGAAATAATTACCGGGCTTCTCGCTGGCGGTAAAGAGTCCATAGACAAACTGGTAGGTATCTCTGGCACCATCAACTCAGCTGCCGACCGCATAGCAAAATTGACAGCCGATAAATGGTTCAAATCAGGCGTTGACCAAGCCACCAAAATTGTCGAAGGCGTCAACAGCGTTATTGCAGATACCGAGTTCCTACTGAAGTTTGCTATCGACCCAGCCAGCATTGCCGCTATCGGCGCGCAACTAGACACAAACCTAGGCACAGTATTTGCCGGCGGTTCAGCACCAGCACCGACTACTAACCCGTTTGGGCCAGTGCTTGGCAGTATTAACACCAGCACAAATGCCGATATGTCACGGTTTGGTGGCGGCAACGTCAGCTCATCAAGCGTAACTATTAACGTCAATGGCGGCGACCCAAACGCAGTAGTAAGCGCACTACGCACCTACATGCGGCAAAACGGGTCGGTGCCCATCAAGGTAAGCAACATTTACTGATGCCGCCGTATTTCAAGGTTCAGTACATTAGTGGCGGCGTTTTTACCACTATTCCAAACGGCCAAAACGTAACGGTAAACGTCGGCCGACAACATCAACTTGACCAATACAACGCCAGCACAGCACAAGCAGTTATACGGTACCCCAACGGTTACGTTTCACCAATTACTGAGTTGGTACCCGGTGTTGATATGCGCATACAATTAAACTATAACGGCACCGATTACACCGTATTTGTAGGCAAATTAGCCAACGCTTTAACAACATACGGCATTCCATATGTCGGTTCTGTGGGCAACGCCGACTACTTAAACCTTACGCTCGAAGGACAATTAGCAGACTTTGGCCGCGTTTCTGGGCTTAATTACGCCATGGCGGCTGGTTCACTTAGCACCCAATTTGCTACAGCAACAACACAAAGTGGCTACACAATCTCGTTTAACAATACTTGGGCTTCTACTGTCGCAGTGCCTAATATGCCAGCAACCACGATTAGCACCACTTGGGGCGACTGGATTAACCGCGTAGCTTTAACACTTAACGGCCGCCTGCTCGAAGACAGAGCCACTGGCCTATTTTTGATTAGCCCATTTAGCGGTTTAAACAGCCCCGCAAACCTTTCAGACGTCGCCAACGACGCCAGTTTTGCTAACTACCAAGACCTTACTTTTACGTCTTTAGCCGACAATTTTTACACCCAAGTAACGGTAAGCCCCGAGTCCTACGCAGCTCAAACAGTGCAAACAGGCTCTAGCCCATATCGCACATACACCGTAAACACGCTTAACAACTCAACTGGCCAAGCGCTTGACTACGCCAATTATCTACTTAATAACTACAAGTCGCCAGCCATTCGGATTAGTTCAGCGCGCATATTTTTAAACGCAACAACCGCGCCAATACCGCCAGTTACGTTAAGTATCGGCAGTGTTTACACGGTCACATTTCGAGGCACAACTTACAACTGCGTACTCGAAGGCTACACATACTCTGGCGACGTGTCCGAAACCTATGTAACAATGTATTTTTCGCCGGCTGAACAGAACGCATATTTAATTCTAAACGATGACGTTTTCGGCAAACTTGACTCAAATAGACTGGGGTACTAATGGCTATAAAAACTTTCACGACTGGCGAAGTGTTGACCGCTTCGGACACAAACACTTATCTTGCAAACAGCGGGCTTGTCTACATTAAGCAGCAAACCGTTGGCGCTGGAGTAGCAAGTGTGACCGTGAGCGACGCTTTTTCAGCCACCTACGACAATTACAAAATAATTTGGAGTGGTGGTACTTGCAGCGCGGCAAATGAACTGGGACTGCAACTAGGCGCAAGCACAGCAAGTTATTTTGGGTTTTTGCAGTATGGGTCATATACAGGCGCAACGCTTTTTGGGGTAAACGATAACGGTCAATCAAAGTTTAGGTATATAGGCGGAGCCGATTCGTCTTATTGTTCGCTTAACGCAGAACTATTTTCACCGTTTCAAGCTGCAATAACAACAATTTCAGCAGCAGGCAATTATGGTGCATTTTCCTTTGGCACTTACGCAGGAAGACACGTAGTTTCAACTTCTTATTCCGCTTTTACTGTGATTCCCGGTACCGGGACAATGACTGGTGGAATAATTTACGTTTACGGATACCGAAAGGCATAACAATGGCTCGACCTAACATTCAAATAGACGACGAAATACGCGAAATGACTGAAGAAGAATACGAGGCGCTACTTGCTAGCGGCTGGACTCAAGAAGGCCCAGATGATTTGGCGGATTAGTTTTGTAGCGCTTTTGTTTGCGTCAATCCTCGTAGCGTGCGGAGACCGTGAGCGCGTCAACTGCCCACCACTAACCAAAAACAAGGCCTTGCGCGCAGCAACAACCATCACCGTAGACACCGCCAGCGTTGGCACCACTCGACAGGTTATTGAGACTAAATGCCTTTGATACCAGCGCCACGGCGACCCGACCGCATGACCAGCGAGCAAATCAAAGCCCGCCTAATCTTCATTGTCGCGTGCGCGCTATCCGTTACTTTCGTTGTCTCTACCTTGGCGCTACTTTACGGCCTGCTTTTCGTCACTCAGCCGCTCGAAGTCTCCGACAACGACAAAAGCGCATGGGCAACCTTGCAGCCACTACTGCTATTCCTCACCGGCTCGCTCGCTGGCCTGCTCAGCGCAAACGGGCTAAAAGACAAGCCAAAGGACAAACCAGAGTGAAAAGCACCAAATACACCATTACCACCACACCCCAAGCAATAGCCCCAATACGCAACAACTACCGCGCCATATACATACACGTTGTTGGTAACGGCATCGTTTACCTAGGCGGCGAAACAGTCACCACCGCCGACGGCACCACAACCGAAAAAGGCGCAATCCCATTAGAGCTATACATACCAGCCGGCGAAACCGTCTACGCACTAGTCGAGTCCGGCACCGAAGATTTACGCGTACTTGACTCGTCAAACTAACCGAAAGACAAAACCAATGAACAACGAC